CGTTGGATCATTGATAAAGCTCTCGATAGCTTCAAGACCCATGGTAAGGGCCCTTGAGAAACGACCGCCATCGAACAGATTTAACAGCCAGTTAAACATTCTACCAACGGGTTTGTCTGCTCCCATCATGTTTCTTCCAAACGCCATGCCTGCCCGCTGGGATCGTTCCATCGCTGCGGCCATTTTGGTGGTGGCGGAGGAATACTTGACGGATTCCGCGATACCATCGAAAAACGAACCAAAAAGTCCGCCGCCGGGAACTTTTGTTACGAACAGTCTCTCGATAGACGCGGCGAGTCGGCTAAGGGTTCGGGCCATCCTTTCCATAGGCTTTTCATGCCTGACCCTTCTTCTTAGCTCATCGAGACCAGCTCCGCCCTCGCGGAAGCCCGCGGCAAGGATCTCTACCGGAGTATCAAGAGTCCTGGACAGCAGGTCTTTCTGCTGGCGAGTCAGGTCTGCAAAACTATTGCCCTGTCTAAGGAATTCCTTACGGATCATGTCAAATCGTTTCGCTGGATCCTGTTCCCTGACTAGACCAATTACATCTAGGTTCATACCCAGCTGTTGATTCAACATTGAGACATTCTCAGCCGCCTTGGGGAAATCATCGAATGCTGTCATCATTCCCTTGAGGTCACGCATGCTTAACCCAAGGCTATTCACATGTGCAATTGCGGCGCCTAGTGCCTTGTCTGATACGTTACCGAACGCGCGGATGTCTCCCCTTGCTTCGGCAAATTGTTTACGGACCGTGTATGTTCCGCCAGTTAGCCTACCGAATTTTGCTGAGAGCGTGGTTGTCACTCTGACAAGTTTAGTTAACGTTTGCCCCGTAAATAGAGCATATGTTCCTAGATTCTTAAGAGCTTCGCCGGATACACCAGAGCCCTTTACAAACCTAAACATAAGCTTGGAATTTCTCGCAATCTCATTGCCCAACCTACCGAAAGCCGTTACACCAAAATCTGCGAATATCTTTCCAACTTCCTGAGCCATCTGTCCTGCATTTGGTCCGAATCGACCGAACGAGTTACCGGCGTTGCGGACGGCTCTCATAACCTTGGAGCCCATCTCTCCGGAACCCTTACCGATATCACCAAAGCTTCCGCGGATTGACTCTGCAGCAATTGCGGCTTGCCTGCGGTATTGGGCCATTTCCTCGGCAAGCCTACCGAAATCTGGAATTACGCCTCCAAGAAGCTTAAATTCGCCTAAAATACTTTTTACAACACTATAGAGAACTTCAAACCCCTTCTGTAGCGGATACAGCCAGACTGTCATGAATCCACCTATGGCTGCACCCGCAACTTGAAACGCCGTTTTAAATACGCCGACGAGGGTTTTTCCGACAAATTTTCCGATACCGATGAGTGTGGACCCTACACCCTTTAATATACCCCAGGCAGCCTTGCCGAGTGTACCCACTATTCCGAATACAAACTCAAAAGCCTTTCCGAGGCCACCGATGACTCCCGATAAAATTCCGCCTTGCGTTCCTAGGTCTCCCATGCTATCAGCAGCATCTTCAAGACCCTCCGCAATATCTGGTAACGTTTCAGTCTGAATTCTTACAAGGATCTCATGCATCTGACGATACATGTCCACCTGTGACCCTAATTGTTCATTAATCTGTGCCTGTTGTTCAGAAACTTGACGGAGGACGCGATTTAGGTCTCGCATCATTCTGGCATTTATATTAGGTGGTGGCATAGCTCAAACAGTCCCGTATCCGTTATTGCGAAATATGAGGAGTTTAAATAATTATCCAAAACGGCGAGTTCGCATACCGCCAATGGGCTTTGGATTACCCATCATCTGTGCTCCGGCTGGATTTGTGTGGGTCTGACGGCTAACACCGTTTGATCTTTCTATCTCTCGTTGAATCCTCTCAGTAAACCAGCGACGATAACTAAGAGGAATATTCATTGCCTCAGTATATGTAAATCCTCCATAGTACATGAGGATAAATGCATACTCTAGAACATATTCCCTATGCTCCGGTGTCAGGCCAAAAAAACGACATCCCGAGTGGGATGCTCACCTTTGTCTCCTCTCCACAGCTATCACAAACCATGTAATCGCTAAGATCGATGCCGGGTTCGTTCTTATCGATATATCGTCGGAGAGCGAGAGAATCTCGAGCAAGCATATTTCTAACCATATTTCCAAGCTTCGCACGATCTGTCTCATCGTCGATAGAAATTATACTGTATACCAATCGTTGAGTCACAAGGTTCTCTTCCTTGAATCCTTTTTTTAGATACAGGAAGTGCAAACTCAAAATAATTTTGACCAGGATTCACTGGTTGGAGCTCAAGCGATTTTATTGGAACGTTTGTTAAGTTAAACGTTGCTTCATTTTGGTGATCGCACTCAGGACATGGCACAACAACATCATAATCTGCGCCGTATCCAATGGTACGAAGACCGACCATAACAGCGTTCCTGTCACCGGAAAGCATTTCGGTTGCTCGCACATCCTTGTTGGTCATACAAGACTCAAGTAACTTACTGATAACGGTGCCGTTTTTTATTAACGCGCGTGACATTAAAATATCTTCATCCTTAGCTGTCATTGCCCTAACATCAACAGTCGCTACGTTGTGTAGTGGATGGCCATGGGGATATACGATACCGGTACTTGGTAGTGGAATAGACTCCACAGGAATATCATATTCCTTAACTGTGTTTACGGATGGTATCGGTGGTGGTGGAGGGGCGGGGACTTCCTGTTTTTGAAAAACAGTATTTGAATCTCTTACATCAGACATTAAAACTCCTTCATTATAGAAACTAATGGCTTAATTAAATCTTTATTGCGATTAAATGTTAAACATGAAAACACTTTAACACATTGTATTAGGAGCGCTAAATAATTGTAAACTGAGGACTGATGATTTCTATCGAATTAATACTGTAATACACAGAGATCGTATCGAATTGTCATAGTGATATCAGTGGCATCATTATTTGTGTAATCCAGATCTCCAAAGTTGATATCTTTACACCATGCTCCCTTAATGTCCCACAGTTCAACGACTGTACCAACGGGATCAAGAAGCTTTAATTGAATGTCACGCTTATAAAAATCTGCGTATCCCGATCTTCCTGATACGGCCTCAAAATTTAATCTGATCCATTCCATGACCTGTTGTGCTCCTGATGGAGCAATCGGATCGTAAAGAGTAACCGACAAGTCATTAAATGTATGCTTACCAGCCAGATACCTTCTGTGGTTAATGAAATCCATAGTGATTTCTTCGAATGTCATTTGGGGACGTGCGGTTGTCTTAATGATAAACGCATCGATACCTTCAACTGCTAATAGCCACCTAAATTTTCGTTTTGGTTCAAACTTATTTGGCAGCATTTGTTCAACTGTAAGAATCTCAGCCATTAGTTCCTCCTAATCTTACATAAATATGGGTTATCATACGTTTCCATCCCTTTAATCCTTCGCTTCATTAGCTGCCTCGAAAGTAAGCGCAATAACCTCAGCCGTCTTGGAAGGCTGGAGGAAGATTTTACCCCGAATTGTATTATTTTCGATATCAGCTTGCGTGGTTGTGGTTGTGTCAATTTGTACCTTGTATCGTTCTATACCCTGTTCCTGTTGGATATTTGCCAGGATCGGATTGACAAGGGCGCTAAACCTTGATAATGTCTCGGCCCTATTAGGTTCAAATAACATCACATTTGCAACCTCTTTCACCGATCTCCTAAGCTCTATTAATAGCCTTCTAACGGAGACACGATTTAGTGCAGAATGAGCAGCTTGAAGATTTGACTGTCCAAAGACATACGGCTGGGGTGTTCCCGCTGGATAGACCAGGGGATTAATACCCGCTCCGAACAATTGATCCCTATTCGTCTGGTTATCAGTGGCTCCCTGTAGACTTACGACACGTGGTAATGCTCCCCGCGTTGTGCCAGCAGGTGCGTACCAAGGAAACTTTAATGAATCATTTAACGCATACGCACCAAGAACCGCAACTGACGGTGGTACATTTTCGTACATCTTTACTGATCCGTCAGCAAGAGTTGCAGTCATTGTAACATTCGGAAAATAAGCAGCTGCGAAGTTTGTATCTAACGCACGATTTTTAAATGCCGTCGCTGTATTAGATGCAACGGGCGGAAAGTCCGGGAAGGAACCCGTGATGACAGAGTTATTTTCATCACGTTCCTCGATATCCATTATATACATGGCATCGAAACGAGTCTCAACGGTATCAATCGCTTCATTCGATACAACTTCATGACGTATTCCTGGAATTGCCATGAGTTTAACATCGACATCTGCAGTATTAGCCATTACATCAAGCGCCTTTAGATACGCCTTGACGGTTGGACCGTCCTTACCACCGCGATTGGATGGATACGACATTTCACGATGGACGGTCGGATTCCTAAATAAGGCGGCGTCTTTATTAAACATGTTTACTCCGTTAAATCCACCCTGGAATATCGTTGTAAACTTGGCAAGGTTGCTAATACCGGGCACATCCATATCATTTAAATCCAATGACTTGCTACCGAGCGGAATAAGCGCATCACGCTTATAGTTCCATAGTTCTGGCTTCTCCCAGTCTGCGAGTCCCGTTATAGATGAAGTTGGACAGGAAATAGCTGATAGGTTAAACATATTACGATTAAATGATTCAGCTATTGATGCTGCTGGATCTTCCCTCATGGCTTTTTTGTTCGAGGCGGTGTACCTTGGGAAATACTTGGTGTATGACCTTACCGTCTCGTCAAGCCTCGCTACACCCTTACCAGCGGCTCCACCGGCGGCCTTCGTTGACGTTTTATTCGGTACATCCTTATCCGTCTTGAGATAGAACTGGATACCCCATGTCAATTCACTGTTAGTTAGAACGTTATTGGCGGTGGCCTTATTTGTTCTCAGGTTATCCCTAAATGGTAGTGGCGGTATGATTGCACTCTTGATACCGTACTCGTTTGAGTAATCTGAGGAATATGATGTTCCCTTAGTCGGGCTCACAGTCGCGTCCCATTGTTCTCCTGTGCGGGGTAAATACGAACGTTCACCGTTTGTCGCCCATGTTAGCGATCCACTGGTGAATAGGTGGTCTGGACTGTGGAATCCGAATGGAATAGCGTCCGACGGAATCTTTCCATCCAGGACATCATCGTGAAGCTCAACGCGTATAAGTCGTCCGACGTTCGGATAGTTACCCTCAACAACAAGCCGCTGAGATCGTTCTTCCTGATCAAAATCAAAGTACGTGTCTGTATCTCCGATAACTTTACCGATAAAGTTAGAATCATTTGGATCCATGACAAGGCCAGACCACGATTGTATCGGAGAATCCAACCCATCCTGCGCATCGAAATCCCTTAGTGATAACTTGAACTGCTTTCCTGTCTTGTCCAAACCAGAGATGGTCACTTTATACCTATCATTCACATAGTCGCCATCGTCCAGCGCAACGACCCTAAACAGCTTATAGAATCTTCCACCGTATGGTTGCGAGACAATCCAGGGGGTCTGTGGGGCTCTGAATCGATCACTAAATCCCTCGTAGTTTGGAATCGCTGACGATCCTTCATTTCTACCCAGCGATGAGGTCGTAATGAATACGATACCTGGTTCCTCACCAGTGGCACAACGATTGTGGCCACTTGGATCCGGATGACGACTTAACCCGTCGGTTGTAATGTCTGCTGAGGCTCCACTAAAGATATTGACCACTGCAGTGCCTGTAACGACACCAATGGCATCGGTCATGTCATACGAGGAATACAGATAGTGGCCTTTCTTTTCAAATAGTTCCGGATCAGTGTTTAAAACATTCGCAAAATAGCTCGCATCTGTTGGATTAAAGGAGCAACTAAATATACGATCATTGGTAGCTTTAGCATCGGTTCCCTTAAAACCATTTAGTATCAGCTCGAATGTGGATCCGCCGTTCGATAGATCTACTGTGCCTGTGAGGCCGCCGCCAACTGCGGCGAAAGCGCCGTAACCGTTTGGCACATCGGCAACCTGTGATCCGATACCGGTATATTCGATGGTCCTATTCCTGTTTACATCGTTAGAGAATGGACCTGCGGTGGGGGCGTCACCTCCGGCGTGGCCACACGATGAGGAGAGCCTTGGAACAACACCGGATGCAGTCATAAGGACACCACGAATGATTGGCACCGCTCCTGTGAGGTGTTGAGTATTGGGAGCAACGACCTGGCTTGTCCAGAACTCCGATACGAGTCCTGTCTTATTAAAGTAATCGTGGCCGAGTGTGCTTCCAGGTGAACCAGACATGAAACAACCCAGGAAATATGTGCGACCGAGCTGCCCAGCATCTACAGCTCTTATATTTGCGCTAAGATTTCCATCGCCCTGTGGTTGGCGTTCACCGACTATGAAACCGGCATCTTTTACACCACCGGCCTCCACTGTCTGACCTGAAAGATTTGATGTATCACTTCCCAGGTTCTTTTTACCATCACCCACTCCTAGAACTTTTATGTATGTTAAGGCGGATGCTTTTCTAAGCCACTCGTTGGCAGCGAGAACACCAAAGTGAGGTTGCTTCGTTACGGGCTCAGTAACAGAACCGAAATAATCCTCGAACTCCTTGAAGGTTCCAACTGTAATTGGAACAAATGCTTGGCCCTGATTGGACGTGCCTATGACACCTGCTGGAATACCAGAAATGGTGGATACCGCTTCCTGGACAGTCTTGTCTACTTCTATGGTAAAAACCCCGGGGGACTTATAAACTTTTTCTGCCATATCTCTATTCGCTCCTAATTCCTCAATAAATATGCGCTATACGAAATTCACTCCATCATTAGTGACGATGAAATCAACAGCTATAAATTCAACGGTCCTTGTGGGGACGATAACGATACGTCCATTCAATCTATAGTTATTCACATCTTCCTCTGTATTATTTGTAGAGTCGACAATAACCCTAAACTGTTCCACACCCGCATTTGATTGAATAATAGCTAGCTGCGCGATTATTCTATTGCTTAGACGTTGACGCGTTAATTGTGTATTTGGCTCAAACAGAAAATCTCGTGCAATTGAACTAACACGTCGCTTTACTTCCAGTAATAACCGTCTAACATTAACACGATCTAATGAAGATTTTGCGGCCTGAAGTGTCTTTTGGCCAAAGATTACAAAACCCTGTCGCGGGAAAGTTGCGATTGGATTGATGCGAGCTTCATACAGGTCATCTCGATCACGTGAATTTAACCGAGTCGTAACATTCACAACAAAATCCAGGCTTGCCCTATTGAATCCTGCTGGGGCAAACCACGGGAACCCATTATCATCATTGAATGATAATGCTGCAAGCGCTGCAATCGATGATGGTGCCTTTACATTTCTACTGTTGTCGGTATCTGGTATTATAACATCTGGATAATATGTCGCAGCATAGTTGTTATCAATATCTCGCTCTTCAAACTTGTCAACAGTTTTAACAGTATCGGGCCTGTTTTTATCTGACATAAACAAACGATTACTGTTTTTATCGTAGCTTCTTCCGTCCAGGATGTACATGGCGAGAGCATATTTCTTAACGAGATCCATTGCCTCTTCAGTTACAAGATCATCTCTAATACCCGGAACTGCCAACACATTAACTGATACGTACGACTGGTTTGTCATAATACGAACAGCCTGACGGTATGTATTAATTGCGTTATTTGTAGTTTTTGTGCCCTCAACGTTTGATAATAACGAGTTATCGGAATACGATGAATTTGCGTGGCCGCCCGAATCGGTTGAGGCGGCTTTGTCGTTCATAGACCTTGCATCCCTGTTCAAGATATTCAGACCATCGAACCCACCATAGAATATGTTCGTAAACTTCGTATAGTCGCTGAACCTATTGAAGGTTGGTGCAGATGATGAGTTTAACAACGATGCAAACGTAATGCGTGAAGATTCCCGGGGTAAACTTCCACCGGGAGTAATCCTGTAGGTGTTTGAATCATTCTTTCCATTACGAGCATACACCGCCCTTTTCATGTGAACCCTCGCGGATGCAGTTAAATCAGCTATGTTATCATTCGCGAGACACACTCTCGCAAGAGAAAACTTATTGTTATTAAACTCATCAGCCGATGAACCAGAGTATAGAACCCCTAATTTCATTATGCCCTGAAACTTTGTATACGCGTTTACCAGCTGGTTCTTTTCAGATCCCTCATTAGGGTATAGGATCGCATTCTTAACGAAAGTATTATCCGTAGTACTAACTGACGAGCTCATTGGGGGGTGTTCAAATTTAACTCCCCAGTACAGGTTTGCGTTTATACGAGCCAACGGACCCCAGTCACCTCTATACTCGAAGTTTAACGTTTCGTTGATAGAGGATGTTAGCGGACCGGCGGCAATATGAGAGCGAAGTGGCAGCGGTGGAATGACAGAACCCGTAAGTGATCTTGTTATTCCACCACGATTTGCTCCACCTGGTTGGCCCACTTGTGGATCGTTACCCATGAGAGCACCAAGTGGCATGTTGCCAGGTGCGTAGTTGATGTCAGAACACACGATTCCCGGTACCGTCTTTAGGGCTGGTATGCCCCGGAATCCGAAAGGAATTGCTGCTTTTGGTAATTTACCCGTCTTTAAATTTATAGATTCAACAACTCGCACAAACCTAGATACGTTGGGATACCTACCAGTTCTCTTAAATCCGCGGTCGGATTCATTCGCAGTATCGAAGTAGTACTCCGTCTTCATATCTCCAATGGCCTTTGAAATAAACTTACCTGAATCTGGGTCCAGATTTAAACCGGAGAACTGTTCAAGAATCTTTTCTGATCCATCTATATCGTTAAAATCCCTAATCATTACCGTGAATGTTCCATAGGGATAGCTTGGATCAGTAGATGCCTTGTGATTTGTTACGGAGACCTTTATACGTTCATTGGCATACGCTCCATCGTCCAGCGATTCTAGGTAAAATAAATCGTGCTCTTTCCTACCAAATGGTTGGGATATGAAATATGTCGTTCTTGCTGGGCGGAAGCGAGTATCGTATCGACCAAAGGCCTCGAGATAGCTCTGTCCAACAATTCCTGAATCACCGTTTGAGTTAGCGCTACCACTTACGACTGCAACGTTCGTTTGGCGGGAAGAACGACTGCCCGGATTGTCGGATTGGATGCCATCATAGCTGGAGGACTGCAATACTGCGGACACCTGATAGTCTAGGTATAGCAGGTGCTGCTCCTCTGCAAATCGTAGAGGATTCTTATTTAGTATCTTTCCGAAATATTTATCTGAGCCTGGGTCAAGCGATGCCGTGAAGGCCCTAATACCTTCGATACCGTTTGTTTTCCACTTTGCATCAGAAGCACCAAAGAATGTTGCGCCACCGCCGCCAGAAGACCCGGCCGAAGCATTAGCAGATCCATCACCGGAGGCGGATAGTATGAGTGTAAATAGTCCGTCTTTGGTGGTTGCAGCGCCTAGGAATGGATTTTCGCCCTTCGCCCCATCGCCGGCGGTCCAGGTCCCCTGATCGCTACCTGCAAAGAAGGCTGATGATAGGGGGACCGCGGTGCTGGTAATCATTAACCTCGTGCCAGTGGCAAGAAACACGACGCCACGCACGAGGTTTGTTCCAAAGTGGCCTCCTGCCAAAACGCCGTCGGCTGTCTTATTATTTGGAAATGTGTCGTTATCACTAAACTGGCCATCTAAGATGTTGGCTCCTAACGAACTAGAATGGCGGGCCACAATAAATTGTACCGCTCCTGCGTGGGGTCCAGCATAATCCACAGCATCACCTGTGATCTTGAATCCAGCGTTGTTTACAACGCCCGCTGTCTTAGTAAGGTTAAAATCTGCGACGGATACATTTGCGCCAGCTCCTAAGACACGCAAAAATGTTACAGCGCCTCTTCCCGTAGATTTTGCCTTAAAGATACGATCCACTGCGTATGGTGCGAATCGTTTTGAGTCTAATCCGCCAAAAATCTCTCTATACTGGTCCATATCACCAACCGTGATTGGGACAAATGCCGGACCTCGCTCTGCGGTTCCAATCACACCATATGGTGTTCCAACTGGACCAAGAGGATTCGTTGCCGTTGCATCAATCTCTCTATCAAAAAACCCTGGTGATTTAAATGTTTGTTCTTTTGCCATCGATAACTCCTATAACACTACAAATTAAATATGCTCTTTTTGTCCAAAAATTCATGTTATGTTATAAACCGTTCCAACTCTTCTAAGCTTTTTGCGTCCAAGACCGTCTCGCCCTTTCTCTGATTTCTGTCTTTTATGCGGATACGCCTCGTAATCTTCTTTCCAGTTATCTTGTCAACACGGGTTACGATGGTATAGTCAGGTTGGAATCTATCTGTGGGTTCTCGATTTCCATCCTTGTCAAGGAGCTCGACATCTTGAAGTATAAATTTATCGATATCACCCGATGCGACGCCGCTACTCTTAAAAGCTCCGTTTCCAGCAGGAGGTGCTGGAATTGCTCCATCGTATATAGAAAAATTTATAGTTGGTGCTGAGAGATACCTGCGCACTCCTAGCATCTGTCCGGGGTCGCCTGTCTCAAACAACCACGCTGGAACGTTTAAACTAATTGAATATTTTAGTATCCTTTCATCTGCGGAAAAATCTGTAACATTGTCTTGAGGGGAGAATGATCCCTCTTGATATGCGACAAGATAATATCCGTTATCAAACTGTAATATAAACTGATCTCCCTGTCCCCGCAGCGAGTTCATAAACTGTTGAAGCAATGTGTTCATGTGTTGGGTGTATTGCGTCCAATATACTATCTCATATTTTAAAGTGTAAAAATTTGGAAAGGGTATTTCTAACACTTCGAATATATTTTTTCCCAGCTTGGCTTCCAAAAGACCCCCAGTATGAACCTTTGTAGAACCCTGGCCAGGGCGGCGGGTGGCCACTTGACCTGCGAACGATCCTGTAAGATTTAACTGATCAATAAAATGTTCCTTTGTGGAAAGATTATCCTGATTCCTTAGACCCAGTTTATTAATAATATTCTGATAATCTCTATCCTTGGGAGATAAACGTTTTTTAATTTTAAGACCACCGATATCCTGCGCTACACCACGCCCGATGCTTGTATCTTGATCCATACCAGTTCTACGAATAGAAATTAGAGGAAGGATTATTTGACCGTTTTTATCCCTTAGGGGTCGACGACGTTTAACAAGCGCAAAGCGTTCACCAGTCGCAAATATCACTGGAATATTTTGCGTTATTCCAGGTCCAGCATTAATTGTGTGGGGGCCGCTATTTTCGATTGAATGACCTATGTCTTGGTCAAATAGCTTAAATATTGCTCTATCGACTTCCTCGATGCCAAGCCTTGCAAGCTTAAAATCGGTGGGGATATTTTGACCATCTGATTCGCGTGTTACACTATCATCAGTGGAGGCCCTAAATTTTGCATCCCTAATATTACGTTCTCTAGCCATTATTACGTCTCATCATAAAAATTGCTTCCTGCATTTGAGGAATCATCCCTATCGGAAATCTCAGCGGGGCCTGAAATTGGTTCATCCACGATACCCCTAGATATCATCTCACGTTTATCACCAGTGGGACCTTCCCGATTCTCTGTAAATCCCCGTTGCTGAACAAACGTATCTTGGACTGCGTCAGAATCGCTATATGCTTCGTTTGTTGGACCGAACGGGATGGACGTAAACTGGCCTCTTCTGGCCTCTCGGCCCTCTAAGCGAAAACCGACTTTATGCTCGATCTGTCCGTAGACATTGCTCACGGTTGTTTTATGAATAATTTCAAAAAACTTTTCTCCGAAACTAAAGAAATCCCCTTCAAATACCTCTATTCCCTTATCGAGCAGGTCTCTTGCATGTACAAATGCTGCAATGCGTGATTTTTGCTCAATACCGAACTGGGTTGTTGTTACTTCTTCTGGGTTCCATTCAACCATTGCTTCTAACTCTATAGGATCGTTATAGACCTTTTTTGTTGCCTCGTCATAAGTTTCGTTAATATTCGATTTTGTCTCAGAAATAGAATAATAGTATATCTTGTGGCCGACCACATCCTTCATGAACTCTTTTGTAAGATCACTTATAAAATTAACTTCTCTGGGTGTTATGAATAAACGTGACATCTTCTATTTCCTAATGCATCTCTATCGCTCTTCCGTTCGGAATAGGAATAAAGTTTAATTGTCGCTGCATGTTTTCAGCCTTATCTGCGTCCATCTCTATAAGCTTATCATACGTCATCGTATCTAGCAAGTCCCGTAGCTCGGTTCTAAGTGTCTCTTGATCATCACGACCCTGGTTAACTAAATCAGTTCCATTTAATTGGAGCTCTGCCCCAGGGGCTGGAATATTAGAAAACTTTGACCTAATCAATCCAAGGAGCTCTTTGCACAAGGCTAGTGAATAATTTCTTACCCAATTTCGCGATATACTGTTAACCTGGCTGTATATCAAGTTACCGTAAGGAATATTCGAAAGATCGGTTATTCCGTAAATAGATTTATCGGTATATGCAGGAGAAAATGGATCTGGAGCAAGTAATACCCGTACCCAAAGTTTCTTTGGTGGAACGAATAAAGCATTGGAATTTGGTGTAGGATATATTCTTATCTTGGTCCCTATAACCTTGTACGAATAATTTGATCGTCTTACGCGGGACGAGGTATCCATCTGTGCTGCTCGCAAAATATCTTCAAATACAGGTAAAACGTAAAAAATGGTTTCTGGTGTAAAAGATTCAAAATTAAACTCGTTTGCCAAATAGCTTATACCCGATGTTGATCCGTAATAGCGATAGGCTGCCTGAGGAGAGAAGTGAAAGACTTCACTAATTTTCATCTTTGTTTTTTTTGCCGCTGTTTGGGTATCGAACAACGCGGTGTCGTTGTCATTTTTTAAGTCGGTATATAAATCGTAGTCCTGTTTACCATCAGTAAGCGAGATAGCACCGGAAACCATGTTATATGAGCCGCCAATGCCGGCTTCCATAGCGTATGGTTCGGCGAGCCTTTCGATGAATTCTAGGTTGTATCTAGGCAATCTTGCTTCAAACCCTGTTGGACCCGTTTTATACGTACCCGAAACAATTGATACGCTACCAGTTGGAAACCCAAGAAGTGTACTTAGGTTACTTCGAGCCTGATACTGATTTGTAATTGCACCAAATTCAAGAAATGCTCTTTCGAAAGTCATCCATATCTGTTTTTTTGTAAGCTCGACAGACAGAATATCGTCACCCAGCGATCTCTTCACAAATGTCACCACTGAATCAGCCTCTGACTGAAAGTGCGAGTCATTATCAAAAAACCCAAACGGAGTTGGACTTGTTGTATTTGCGAATGTTGCCATCTTTACACCTGGTTTATATACTAAATATCACGAGTTCATGCTAGGTCCGTAAAATGGGACGATATTCTCCAAATAAATTAACTTTTTATATCTCATGAATACAATAACCTAATAATTACAGGAGACGACATGGAAGAATTAAGACCCTTTGGACCCTCTGTCTGTAAATTCGCAATGCCAGACACGATTATTGATGTCCTAAATACGTTCGCAGAACAAGTCATTAACGATGAACAACAGCTTAAGCAACATGATATATCAAACACTCTGGCAGGTAAGGTAACGCATGAATATGCGGTTCCACCCGCTGTATTGAATGAATATTTGGAATTCTTTATTTCTTGCGCGCAACAGTACTATGCCAGTGTGAAGGAACGAAGGCCAGATGCTCTTCCGAATGATAAATTGCTGGTTGGCGTTAGTCAAGCATGGATAAACAGTATGTTCCCGGGAGACTTTAATCCCGCCCACCACCACCAGGGACAGTGCCAGCTTGTTGGAACAGGATTCTTGAAGATGCCCAACATGTCATTAGAGCATGAAAAAGAGGCTGGAGGCGGACAGGGGGACATTTCTACGGGTTGTTTGGAGCTAATTCATGGACAGGCAGAAATGTTGTGTCCGCACCAACTAAGAATTATTCCAAAGGTGGGAGATTTTTACATGTGGCCCGCTGGAATACTGCACACTGTTTATCCGTATAGAACAGATGGTGAAAGACGATCATTCGCGATTAACATAACCGTCAAACAGGTGTCTCAATCTTAAGTTAACTTCTAGCTTAAACGCTATCCGAGGTCAGAAACTATAAAGTTATACTGTGTTGTGTCGCGAACGACTCCACGGACATGCCAGTTTGTACCATCGCATGTTAATGAGAAAGAATCCTCAGCATGTGCTGTTCCCGATACACAGAATGATCCTCTCGCTGTGGAAGTATTCGTTAAAACACCATCAGCATCTACAACGATACCTAGTACCCCACCTGACTGTGCCTTAAATGTAAAGAATGGAAATGTCTGGTTTGCTTTGCCGCCGGCGTCGCCACAACCGGTGACCATGACGTCAAAGTGAAGCCCGGCCAGCGTTGGCGGAAGGGTCGCGGTAAGCGCACCCGAACCGGACACCATCTGTAAGACACCCCCACTGTTGGCAGCGCTTAGTGTAAAAGCAGCACCTACGTCACCAGTTGTTAGACCGTTTTCGCTAGAGTTCAGGGGCATCTTTCTTAGACCCATTTTATAGGCGATTGTACCATTGGTGACATCAACTGCGTTTTTAAACACGGATCCCACGCCACGCGTCTGATTTACACCGTTTAAATCGGTTACTGTAGTTTTTGACATGCTTTACTCCCTTACGCTTCGAAGGTGAATTTAGAGGTGTCAGCAGTAACTCCACGGACATGCCAGTTTGTACCATCGCATGTTAACGTAAAGGAATCAGCGGCGGAGGCGTTGTCTGCAACTCTGAAAATCGAGTTCGTTGTCGTCGAGTTTGTGAGCACACCGTTGTTGTCAACCATGATACCGATCATGCCTGCAGAACTACCTTCGAAATCTATATTCTGTCCCGTGTCGACGACATACACCTCGAAATTTAAACCGGCCTCAGCGGTTGGAAGAGTAACTACTCTTGCACCTGTGGCGGCTGCCATCAAAATTTTAGAACCCGAATCCCCGGGAGCTAGCGTCTTGGCAGCGTCGGGGAGCGTTACTACTTTTGTCTTATAGTTTAATGTACCATCCGTAATGTTACAGTGGTTGGTTATCTGTGTACCGTTACCCGTTAAAGTAACAAGACCTTGAGAATCTGAAATTTTTGTCTTTGGCATAATCTTCCTCCTTTTGATCCCACGATTCCGATCCGCCGGGGATGTCGGCTGACTATGGTGGACCGGGCCTATTGATAAATATACACCTACGTAAGATTTATACCAGTTTGAATCTGTCTGCTGGGGACGTCACTCGACTTCCGTTATCCCACACAACAACCAGGTAGGGTGCTCCATTGCGCTGGGAAACCTCAGCGACGTGGCCCTCTAAGTTGGACCACCCATCTTTACCGGTAACCCTTGATTTTACCTTAAAGGACCCGGTTGACCCTCTGGTCGGTCGCGGTTTACTTTTCGTAGCCTTTTTCTTTACAACGGGAGCTGCTTCAACATCAGCTACAGTCTCATCAATACTTGTGGTATCTACCATGTTATTACCTCCTATAATAATAACTATCTTCAATTTATAAAAAAAAGAGGGAAAGGTTAACACCTTTCCCTCTTAAAGTGTAATAAATCACACCATCATAAAATAACCCACGCTATTAAATGATGTTCAGATCCATAACGGTGACCGTACCGTAGAAATCACTACGAACCATCTTCTTACCGTATCGAGTCATGACACCCTTTCTCGGGGTGAAGTCCTCAGGGGCGAAGATCGTTGGAGTAACAATCAATGGTACATACGGTGCATAGACATAGCCTGTCTCCAAATAGCTTCCGCCTTTGTATCCGACAAGTACCTTGTTCCGTGGGAAGTAAGGATCCTTGTAGACAGTGAAGCGGTTGGAGAGCGTACCGACTGCCTCGGCGCCCATCGTCATTGGATTGCTTACCTGACCATTTCCGTCCACTTTGTAACTTGGCTTGTAGTAAACCGATGCTTCAAGGATAGTAGAAACGTCTGGGCTAGTAACAATAAAGTTCGCAGAACCACGAAGGGTCTTACGGTGAATTGTATTAGCACAATCGATGATGGTCTCAGTAAGAGTCTCATACCACTCACGCACAGTACCAGTAAATGCTGGTCCAGGAGTAAGGGATGAAGCTCTAGTAACTTCGGCACCAGTTTCCTTATTGACAAACTTACCGGGTGAACGACTCCAGTACAGGTTCGCACCATTTGCCTGTGTTAACAGATCATTGAGAATCTCACGATCAATCTCAAGTGCGATTTGTTCAGACAGGATCTGGGTAAGCTCAACCTCTGCATCCAAACTATGATAAGCGTTTAAGTCCTGAGCGAGCTCTGGCGACCAGCGAGCTCGAAGCTTTCTGGTGATTGCCGTCACTGCGATGGACTCAACCTTAATATCAATATCTGGAATTGCCGGTGACGGCGTTGTTCCGAAATTTGATTCAAATGCTGGAATTGTAAGCGTGGAACCGATACCCGAATCAACACTAACAGACGGTGCCAGTGCAAATGATGCAGTTAGAGCAGGTGCAGGATTAACATCATCACCTCCAGTACCGTTATAGGTACCCGTAACGACAGTTAAAATCGCTGCGTTGGTTGTGGAAGTCGTAACAAGCGGATCTGCAGTAAAAGTACCGTTAACAAACTTTCCTACCTGATTTAAACGACGAACATTAAATATGTTCTGTCCACCCTGAATCGATTCAGGGACAGGTTTGAGCGTTGTAAGATCAGTTAAATTAGCATGATTTGCCTCACCAAGATCCTTCGAAAAGAGAGAGAACTCTTTGGCTGCATCAAGATCGATATTAGAGCTGTTCAATGCGGTAAGATCGAATACTAAGAACTGGAATTGTCCAGTTCCACCGAGAGACGAATCCTCTTCGATTAGTCTCGAGATCTGAGGGTCGAACTGAATAAGGCGACCATCGGAACCGGTTGCATGACACTTATTACCAGCCGTCAGCGTATTTGCAGATGCAAATGCTCCCGAAGCGAGACAGACGAGTTTTTCACCCGCAGATCCCTCGGCGGTCACACCATGAACCCTTGAATAACCTGCGCCTGCGAGATCATACATACCACCAGTTGCCAGTGATCCGGAGCGGACACCTTTACCAGCGGGATTATTGTAAATTGAATTACCCTTGGTGTAGGTATTAGCTTCAGCATCACCCGCTGCGCCTGTTGATAAATTGACATCACCACCGACAGACGTGCCGTAGGTGTAGTCAAGATAGAATAACAGACCAGATGGCAGACTCATCGGCTGGACAGACACTAGCTCATTCGATACAAGACCACCAAAAACTCTTCGAACGATCGGAAATGCGATGTTAGAAAAACCAGTGACGTTGCCGCTGGATGACATGCTTCCGCCGCCGGTAGAAAGTGCGTTTTGTTCTCTAAGCAGCTGGGCTGCTTGATTTTCAAGAAGGCGGGACATGCCTTCCTGCTCAACGTCGGCCAGGCCGCGAAGTAAACCAGTACGGTTCCACTTTTCGACCAAGAGCGCGTTGGAATTACCAATATGACGTTCCCGGATTCCCCGGGTCAAAGACTCTAAACTAAAATCGTTTGACATTTTTTTATTTCTCCTATTACTACTTGAGACCTGCAAGCACTGACCAACGGTCTAATTCCGGGGTTGCTTTAGGCGTTCCACCGGAACGTGTTACCCTACTAGCTGACCCAAGACGTGCATGCTTTTTGGATTCATTCATAACTTTTTGCTTGGTCGAAACAGACTCAAGCAAGCTCTTATACAGAAGTTTTGTCTCACGCAAGCTTTCCGCTCTATCAAGTGACTTGATAATATTAAGCTTCTGACCCTTGGTCAGATTCTCATTTTGTAGAAGCTTATTTGCGTATAACAGCTTCGCGTTAAACAAATTAAGGTCCTCCAACTGCTCTTTTAGCTGTTGGATTGCCTGTTCTGCAGTAACGATCTGCTGCTGTAGAGCACGATTTACCCGCGCTTCTTTAGTAACGGAGGTATCGGTCCGTTCTTCAATTTCGATCTGATCTTCATCATCAGATCCCTCAAAAAGTGCTCTCATACGAGCTAGCTCCTGGCGGAGCATATTTTCGTCAATTTCGATGATTTCATCGTCGTCAAGATCACCTAAACCCTCTGCCATGTCTTCATGTGCATCGTCGTCCAGATCACCTGCATACACCTCATCACCCTCGTATGTTTCCTCAGCAGCCTCAACGTCAACCTCAGTTGATTCGGAATCATCCGCTTCAACTGGGGCGTCATCATCGTCGCCTTCTGCTGGTTCTTCCATAAGCTCTTCAAGATCTAGTTCAAATGTGATATCATCTTCTCCAAGATCTGCAACTGACTTATCATCAGGTAACTCAAGCGATAGCATGAGCTTTTTTTCGTTAAGTAAGTCTTCCACAGTTTCCTCCGTAATTACCTAATTTTAGAAATTATATTTCGCTGAAGTATTGTTACGACTTTACGATTTATATCGTTATACCGTTCAAGCACTACAGCCTTTGAATACAGCTTTAAATAAGCCTTGCGAAGCTTTGGATTCATATCACTTCCCGATGTCGATTCATCGATTCTTTGGGAATATACGTTTAGTTTGAATAAATTGTCTTGAATCCCACTTATTCGCTTATCAAATGATTTATTTAACTGATGATTAATCAGTTCTAACTGTTCTTTTAAAAACACGTGTGCGTTGTTGTTTATAACATCTTTTGCTGCCAACAATGATTCATAAACCTTTAAAATAGATTCATTTAAACCAGTGGCTATCTCTTTACTTTTTTCGTTGTTAAACTGTTTATTTTTTTCGTTAAATTTATCAATGACTTTTCGAAATTTTTTAACATTTTGAGATAGGTCAATTACCTGTTGCAATAACACACCCGCAGGTTGATCCGTTGCATCTTCCTGCTTATCTTTTTCGTCCGTTCCCTCTGCTATACTGTATTCGGGTATTTCTAGATATGATTCTTGATCTTCCGACTCTTTTCCATACTCATCTGGATGTGGGAAGTTTACCTCGGTAGAATCTGTCATAATTTTATCGTATAAATCTTTAGATTCTTCCTCGTTTAAGGAACTTACGCCCATCTGGGCTTCTATCATATCTTTTATTCGAGGGGTTACCGCCTCTATAATAGCATTTTTTGCGTTCTGTTCCGCTAGCCTTCTTAAGTTTTTAGCGTCGGCTAATGCTTCTTCAAGTATGCCAGATCCTTGCATATATCGCTCCTAGTCATCAATAAATATGTCAAAACAGTGAAACATTACTCACATCATCGACCCAATGCTCTGGTTCATCTTCGTTTTCTTCCGTGACATCGTCTTCGAAATCGCTGGTTGTCTTATCTATGTAGGGATATGTCTTATTAAAAATAAGCGAAGGACTGTCTATCTTTCCCATCGTTTTACCGCCTAATTCATAGTTACCATACGATTTAACAACCCACCCAAGATACTCACGCAATAAATTAAGTCCGTTCAATTTTACGACCCTACTCCGTCATTAGACAAAACAATGAGTGGTTATCCACCGTTGTCGCCGCCGTCTTTCGGGGAATCCTTCACGACCGCTGTCAGGGCGGCGTACTGGTTCGGAGATTCATCAACCGCGTCCCACTTAAATACGTCATCTGCGGGGTCAGCACCCATTATTGCCTTTTTCATATAGTCACCCAACGTCTTTATTGTGGTACTTGGTTTTACTGATGAATAGTCTCCAGTTCCTGGTTGGGCCTTTCCGAGGGCACCGTACGTTGATGGACCCTTTGCATCAATTAGGTCTTGAGTTGAGGTAGGATTGGACGGTACACCAACAGTGTTTGGAGCGGTGATATTCGGTATCTTGTTTCCTAATTCAATATTCTTACTTAGAGCGCCTGTAGGTCCTTCAAAGTTTAGACCAGGAACCGCTTTAAAAACGCCTGGTAAAACATCTGGAGATTGAATCTTTGGTTTCTTTGATTTTCCTTCTTTATCCATACCGACAAGGGCTAGCATTGCCTCGTCGACCGTTGGGAAGCTGTCGCTGAGGGTCACGGCGTTGCCGCCGCCATCCTTGGTAGCATCATAAGTGTCGCCGTATATGGGAGAATTTGGAAATATCGTCTTTAGAGTACTATGACTGGCCGAACCCTTTCCGTGCGTTCCGTAACCTGTGAGGCCCGTTATTGCTTTTGGTGATTTGTATGTTGACATCTTTTACTCTCCCTGTAGTTCGTTGAGGTTTCTACGAATGTCTTTTAGCTGTGACAGCAGGCGTGCCTCTTTTATTTTTAATGCTTTTACGTAATCCGTGGGCTTAGAAAGATGTTTTGCAAAATCTGAAGCTGGTACCTCATCGGTCTCCTTGGCTACCTTTTCGGTTGCCTTTACCGCTCCAAATGATTTCATCTTTTGTTGCTCGTTTAGAATTAACGCCTTAAGTTGTTCCACAGTTAATTTACGACAGTCGTGCATATCGTACCTCCGTTCTAGATTAAATATGTCAATGTGTTAAAAACTAATCATCAAATGCAAGCGCAGCCCAGTTATTTGCACCGGGAAGCTCATCAACTGTAATGGGATGTTGACCAGGCGGGGTAGGAACAGCGGAGGCTCTTTCGTTTTGCTCAAGAAGTGTGGTGTTTGCCGTATCCTCAAATAGGGCTGCCATTACAGGATCGGACGTTAGCGAATTCACTTTCTGCTTAACAGCTTTTTTTCGTCTCTCTTCAAATTTAATTTTATCTAAGTGAGTGCTCTTTTTTCTTTCTGAAGTATGGGAATTAGTGGCTACAGCTTTTCCAATGCCTTCGCTCAAAATTTCGACAAGACACTCTTTAACGATACCTTTTAATTGCGACTTATTAATTCTCATTAGCCAACCCCCATATACCCGTTGGAACCTGTAAGAAGTACCTGCTTATTCTTTTGTATCGGTGATAAACCAGCAATCACGCTAAACCCTGAGGTATTTGGTGAATTTCCTGCCGATAGAAAAAATAGTCTTTCCAACCTTAATTCCATCCTTGGTGACATCGTACCAGATGGTACAACAAATGCATTTAAAAACCCATTGTGGTCGCCAACGGGTGGGTTTGGTCCCCCATTTCCGCTTTCTAGTGATCCGGAAAATCCGCCCTTTCCTAAGACTCCATTGGATGTGAATCCAACGCGAAGAGGAGAAGTTCCGGTATTCGTTACAACAAAAAACCGTGTAAGACGTGGAAACTTTATTTCTATCGGAGTTGTTGTCGTCACCTCGATAGCAGTGGATGCTGTACAGTACGGTTCTGCGGATATTTGGTATGCTGGTGGGTATCCGATTCCCATCGTGTAATTATCTTGTGGCATTTTTTACTTCTCCAAGTTAATAATGTCATTTAGAATCCTATCAATTCTATCTGAACGGGTAAAAAATTTATTGATCTCTTCCTCAGAGATCTTTCCCTCTTTCAACATAAACGCACCGGGAGTGGATGGTTCTGATACAAAATCCCAACAGATAAGCTGAAAATCATCTTGTACAACCTGTTTATTTCCATCCCTTCGCGTAGATCCTACACCACGTGAAGATATACCTAGCGTTACCCCCGACTCAAGAAGGCTCTGGAGAATTTTTCCAGATGGAGTATTTAACAACTCTACTTTTCCGTATACAACGTTTCCATCGAACGAAGCTTCTCGGACAACATGGGATACATTTTTAAGTTCTATTACCGAGGAATCGGGATGATCCAACTCGCCAAGGGCTCGGCCCTCTCTAATAAACTTTTGGTAGTTTGTCACTTCACGTTCCAATAAATCCTGGGGATATATTCTCCCATTTTGATTTAACGTTTCCGCTTTTTGTAATACACCTTTCAATACGACCTTTCCATCATTTTGTTCCCTTGATTCCCTTACCATATCTGGAGTATAATCAAACCCCATACAATCCCTGATCAAGTGTTTATCCCCGATTGTCATTTTTATCCTCCACGGCTTCTATTAATTCACAATACTTTAGACAACGAACTACCAGATCGTCTGTAACTTTTTGTCCTGGTTTTTCCACTAGCGTTTCTACGCGTATAATCTTCTCTAGCATGTGATTCTCATTGATAAATTCCATGTTTAATGATTGCATAGCACTAACGGTAGACTGTAAAATTTCATCAACACGAGATTTTATACTGTCACTTGTATCATCAAACACATACGTTCTTATTAAATCTTTCTGGCGATCATTTAGGGTTCCGTTGTATTTCTTGTTTAACTTATTTCTTGCAATTTCTAATACTAAATTCGTGGAATCAGAATGAGATTGCTCTGGTTCATATTGTTGTGGCTTTTGTTTTACAAGCCAATCGACCACTTTATTTTCGTATTCAGCAGTTCTATGGATATTCTCTAAACGATTTAATCGCCAATCGTTCAAAAGAGTTTGGACTGTGGCATAAATTGTATAGTAGGGAACACTCGCTTCGTAAACCGACTTATCTTTTAAACCGTAGTTAATATTTTTAATTAACAACGACTTTTCACGACTCAGTTGATCCATTTCATAATCTATCGCGGCACGGCGGGCCTCAGACACTATTGATTTTGCAACCTCTCTGCTACTTGCAGTTGTTGTTACAAGCGAGTTAAACAATCTAAACTCCCTGTATAGTTGCGTATCTTGTTTAAAATGTTTTTTAAGAATTCTTTTTGTTTTTTTAAAACTAGATGTATTTCCCTCTATAATACTTCTAGCCATATATCGCACTAAGAATTCGTATATAAGTCCCGTATTTCTTTTTTTATTATGTTGTTTATTCATAGTATTTCCGCGTTGCTAGTCTTTATTAACTATTTTTTTACCGAGGTTTTGTAACATAGATTGTACTTCTTCAGTCAATCTTGCATTTTCGACCGTCTTTAAATCCCAAAAAGTATTCATATCTCCGTCAAGATCTTCCTTTAAGATTACCGGACCAACCGGGTTTTTAAAATGGCCCTTATCATACACATCATAGTTTTTAATATTTACAATTTTTGAGAAGTTCGGTCCTTTTATGTCTGAATAAAATGGGGGTCGTTTAAG